ATCATAAGCACCTATAATGGGCTGTCTAAGTCTGGTACGTCGCCATCACTTAGGAAGGTAGCTAAGATACTTAATTTCCCACCTGGTGCAATGATTTCGTGGCTTAAGAATAACCATTATAAACTGATTGATTTTGAGGAGAAGAGATGAATAACGAAAAGAGTATATTTATAGACGGTAAAGATTTTAAGGTTAGCTATGCAGACATTTTAAATACTTATGGCAATAACGTTACTGCTGTGGGTTGGGCATGTCTTTTATATGATGTCGTTCATAAACGTCCGGAAAGTGAACTTTTAAAGTAGGAGTTAAATGCCATATATACTAGATCATGAATTTAAAATAAAACATGTATTCCAAGGAATCGATAAATTGGTCATATCAATTTTAAGATCGTCAAAAGATATTCCGAATCAAATTAGAAGGCCAATAACAATCTCTAATGACGTTATTTGGGATACAGTGGTTTGCAAGCCAACAATTATCCAAAGACTATTCAAAACAACTTTTAACGAACTCATCGAGAAAGCCGTTATACGTACAGAGAAAAAGATGTATGAACTACAGAAAGAAAGTGAATTCTCGGCAAAGGAGTATAGGGACTCTGTATCTTTTAGTACTAAACTTATTGAAAATAGAATTAAAGGTTGTGAGATAGATAACTCAGACATTATTTTAGATCAAGTGACTAAACGTCCGGAAAGTGAAGTTAAATGAGTAAGTGGAAACCAATAGAAACAGCACCTAAAAATGGGTTACCTATTTTAGGTACTGACTGTGTTACCTATTTTGTTATTTCTTGGATGAAAGTTGATTTTAGTTATGACTGGTATATTTTGTGTGAAGGTGGTCCAGGTAAATATGAAGTGGCAGTTTCATATGCTTACCCAGAATGTACTATTTTAGCTGATTATTCCCCAACTCATTGGATGCCATTGCCTATATGTCTGAAAAGTAAAGTTTTAAAGGATGAGTTAGATGCCGACAATAATTAATAATTGGGATGGCACTTGGAGTACAGAAGACTCGTATTTTACCGGGACATTCGAAGACGCATGTAAGGAGGCCGGAATAACATATGAAATGCATTAAATGTTTCAGCTTTAAACTCATACGCACTAACGATGATGGCTCGTATGATCTTCAGTGTCGGCATTGTAGGAACATTGTAAACTATTTAATCAAAAGAACATCTACATCAGATCCATCTGCATTTAAAGATTGGGTATTTGATAATAAGGCTAAAACAATTAATAAGGAGAAATAATATGAATAAAAAATTAACAGAACAGACAATAGGTGAGCGATTAAAACAACTTGAGAATGGACTAGAAAAGCAAATAGCCGATCTATTAAGACTTTTTGAAGAAGAAACGGGTATGTCATTACAATCAACATTTATTAATCCCGATAAAAAAATTAGTCTTACTTATAAAAGTGAAAAAGACTAAACCAACCCATAAAGAGCCGAACACCGGCAATTGATAGTATTGCCAATGCTTGCACCTAAACTCCTGTCACCCGGTCGACCTAACCTCTGTCCACTAACAATAAACGGTTCATTCATTTTAACCTTCTGACCATCGGCATCAACATGATTAAATTCACCCGTCCTAGTCTTACCATCTAAAATTGAAGCCCACCGTTTACTACCAGCTAACAAAGTAATCCCTAAGGCTGGAATGATATTGCCTATGTCAATCTCGCCTTCACTTGATATAACTGCTGATTCAATGGCCTTGGTAGATTCAGCCATAAATTGTGTTTCTGTGATTGCAATAGTTTTTTTTCTACCATCAAACTTTCTTTTAAGTTTTCGTGCAGCTACTATACCAATAGATGCATTTGTTAATGGTTGATTGTTTTCAAATAATTCATCCCCTGCTTCTGTCACAGAATTACTCATATCATCTAATGTAGTCTGATCGATTAATTGTGATCTCTCTGGTGTTACTTGGTTGGTAAATAGTATCAATGCCGCTGCTATTAATTCATCAATCCTAGATTCACCTTCATCTTGTTTAACTTCATACTGAAAATTATGAAATGACTTAGTGGGATCAATAGCTAGTCTCATCTCGTTACTAAATGCCTTAGTAGTTCTTAAGTACTGTTTTTTTAGAAGTGCTTTAGTTTCATCATTAAAAGAAGTAACTGGGAGTATTTCACCTGTAGCAATCAGGATAGCTCTAAAACTCTTTAATATGTTGTTAAAGTAAGTTGATAATTCAGGTAAAAATCGTCTTTCTAAAACTAATTTGAGTGCTAGATTTCTTCTAGCTCTTCTAGTCCGCCCTAAAAGCTGTTTTGTAATCATTCCAGTGTCCTAATATTTCACCTTGAGTTGCCCCTGATTTTTCTAGTATTTTAATAAACGATTTAGGCGGGTTTAAATTATCATCTGTGAATTGATCTTTTGCTACTGACAATAGATTAGATGGTACGAATATTTGATCTCCACCTTCAACCTCTTCTTTGCCAGCAATAGCCCTCAGTTCATTAATTGATAGTATGAATGCGCCTCTTAATGCTTTTAGTTCCTCGTTTCTTCTAAGTTGTAACGCTGGGATATCAGAAATATCAAACGTGATTTGTTGACCTGCATCCAACATTCCTCTATTAATAAATATACTTGTAAGTGTAGAAAATATCTTGTGTCCCAATGGAAATACTCCATCGTCATATAATGCGGTTTGTGCGGTTGAATAGTTGTTATATGATTGTGCGCTACCTTTTACAATTGGTAATGGTATGTCATGCCTTTGGTATATTGTGTCCTGTGACATTTCTTTTGACTTTGAATACTCCATGTCTCTGTTTGTCTGATTTAATAATTCAACCTTTGCTTCCTTTGCTGGTAATACAAATGGGTCTCCCGCATTACCGGACCCTTGGTGCTTATTTTTTATATCTTTTTTGAATTGTTCAAACCCTTCTTGATCTTCTGTGTCAACAGTGATTATGACATTTCCATTAAATCCTTTTTTTAATAAATTTAAATTATGGTTATTTGCTTGATCTAATGTACCAATTTCTTTTTCGATTGAAGTTAGAATTGAGACAGCTTGTAATACTCCGGCTGATAAAGAAAACCCTTTAGTATGTGTTAGCTCTTTTAAATTTGTTTGATGTAGTATTCGGCCATTATCAATATCTAAAATAAATTGACCACTTAGTTTTTCATATAGACCCGTAACAGATACAAGATACAATGCACTGTTGGATTGTTCTGTTATTGTCACCCAAGTATTTTTAAGCCCGAATAGTTCAATTGGTTTAAAATCAACATTACCAGTTATTTCAATATAAGAATTCTTATTTAATAAGTAGTTCGTTGCTACTGTTTCCATAAAATCTCTAAAGGTTTGTAATTTATTAGGATTTTCAAGAAACTTTAATACATCATGTTCATTTTCAATAGAACCATCTTTATTTTTTATGATTGTGGTTAGATTCATAGTTTTTTGTACTATTTTATCTACTGCATCAGATACGCTGCTATTAAAGTTATATATATCATAAGCTCTTGAAGGCTCTACAAAAGTATTAGTTCCCAGTCTATGAAGTTCTAAAAAGTCTTCTAAATTATAAGTATTACTTATCGCCCCACTAGAGTTCGCTTTTTTACTGAAAGGTCTGATTATTTTATTAAGTGTACTTTTTAACCCCATTACAACCCCTGTATGTTATTAAATGCCATATCTGAATTTTTTGAAGCTCAACCGCTTTGAAAGGTATTGGCTTGTACTGTCTACTATATCATCGTGGGATGCGTTCGGGAAATTTATTAGTTCGTCGACTACATCGGATACCCAAGATTTATTCTCAGGTAAAAATACCTTACCCGCCTCAAACAGTGGTGAAATTATTTCTACACGTTCTATTTTTGACCTTGGCATGTTCTTACCAGGTATCATTCCTATCACTGGTAAGTTTCCAATACGTTTAAAATCTTGAAGTATTTGTTGTCCTGACGCTTTATCCTCTACTAATACCTCATAAGTTTTTTGTGCCTGGTATTTAATGTTCACCTGGTTTCTAAGCTCTGGGTACTCTACTTTTCTTCTGAACATATCGACTAGGTAGTATCCGTTCTCACATTCTGCCCATAATGTACCAACTGAATAATCATTATGCTCGCCTTCTTTAATAGCTGTGTCCCAACTCCAAGACCATTTTTTAACGGTTGGAAGCTCTCTATAATATTTAATCCATCTCTCCTTTATGATCGCACTTTCATCATCTCTTAATTCATTCTGCATTTCTCTTGCAAAAATGACATCACCCATCCCTTTTTTGTCTTGAATTAGTTTTTCAAATGACTCAACTTCTGGCCACAGAACTTCCTTTTTTTCAAAGTTCTTTATTGATTGGAATTTTTTACCTGTCCAGCCGGATTTTGGTAATGAGTGCATTAAATCTTCTCTATGAATTGCTGTACCTTGTACATGTATACAAGATGTTATCTTTTTAGAAAGTGCTTTATAAATAGATGACCAGAACCATCTATTTTTTTTCCTAACTCTTTCTACACTGTATATATCCTCTTCATCGTATAAATCGTCATTTATGATATAGTCTGGCCTTATATTCCTATAATTTATACCCCTGACACTATCCCCTGCTCCTATGGCGGTAAAAACAACACCATTTTTTAAAACAAATTGCTTCTCAGTCCATTTTGATTCCCCAACTAGATCTCCATAGTCTTTAATTAATAATTCATTCGTTTCTATTTCTTCCCTTATTGCTAAATTAACACTTACCGCTTTGGTTGAGGTTGATTGTATATTTAAATAATGTTCAAATTCATCTGGTTCATTTAATGCTTGATAAATGGGAATTAAAAAACATTTTATAGTTGTTTTAGCATACCCTCTTGGTGCCAGGGTTGCAGTTTTTACATCTTTTCTTATTGATATAAGGTACTCATGTAATTCATAGCAAAATGGCTCATTAAATTTATCTGGAAAATAATGTTTACCCCACTGTAGAACATCTTCAGCCCGTTTATAAAACTCAATTTGATCTAGTAGCGCATCTGCTTCTTCTAAACTAATTAAGTCATTATTTATGTCCGACTTAAGATTTTTTAGATGAAGATCCCAATCTACTAAGTCGTTCAACGAGTTCGTTTTTACTTTTTTTATTTTCATTTATATTAAGATCCCCATCGAGCTTTATATTTTGTGATACTTTACCAGACGTTCTATCTAGTATTTCTTTTATAGCGGTTATGCTAACCCTTCCCTTGCCTAAACCTTGAGATATTAAATTCAACATTAAGGCCTCATTTATTGATAAGCTTAGATTGGGTCTTGTACCATCTTTATTTTTTTCAAATGGATCTGGTACTTTAATATTTTTATTAAGGAACTCTTTAATAATTGTAATTTGTTTTTTGCCTGTTGCTGACCCTTTGGGATTCCCAGATTGTCCAGGCTTAAATTGTGTATTTTCTGGTGGATTTTTATATCCTACGGCCCTCCCATTTTTTCCCTGCTGTTTCCCTGCTTTACTATTTACTACCTTTTTCCCTTCTTTTTGTTTCTTTTTAACCACTTTTTTAGGCTTAGATTTAGGCTTTTGTTTTTGTTTATTTTTTACCTTTTTAACAGTCTTCTTAGTCAATACGGTAGCTCCTCAATATCTTTATAATGACACACCTCACATAAGTAGCCATACTGTTCCTCATCTTCTGGTATTTCGAAGTTACACGTTTGGCAGATCATAATTAATCATTATAACAAGGTAAGTCTGTTACTAATACAAAATTCAAACCACAACTATTCCCACATTTTTCACATGTAAATGTACGACTATCTAATTTTGCATCATCAAGATCGTCATCATTAAAATCATCTTTCATATGGGACTTGCAACAATCAGATTCCATATTATTCCTTATTAAAACAAATGCCCACATTCAGGACATTCTATTGCCTTTTTATCTTTTTCTTTCTCTTCTTCTTCTTCTTCTTCTTCATCTGCACCTAACATATCCAAGTCAAACCCGTAATCCCCCATATCAAACGAATCACCTATGTCGCCTATCTCAATGCCTAATAAGTCAAAATCAACCTCCGCTGCCTTTGCCGATTCGTTATCAGCTATACGGCTGGCACTAGCCTTCTTCTTAGTGTCCAGGAAGTTGTTACGGTGTATAAAGGGGATTTTCTCAAACTTAAGCATCTTAAGTGCCTCATAACGCCCGTGCCCTTTTACTATAACCATATTCTTATCTACTACTATCGGTGTGTCATACTTAAAGTCACCTATAGAGTTCTTAATGTGTTCCCTGTTCTTCTCATGTTTAAGGTAGTTCTTATCGTATGGTGTGACATCGTCAAAGCTCACATCCTGTAATAACTCTATGGACTCTGATAACTGGATCGGATCAGGCATTCTTAACTTCATCAAGCATAAGCCTAGCCCTCGGTATACTTACCTTGTTACCAGTCCATAGAACAACACACCCGTAGTCTGTACCGTGCCCACAATTTGAACCTGTTGTGTACAGGTAATTATTATTCATATCTTTTATTAGTGAGGATATACACCTATCTATTTTCCTTTTTCGCCAGGTAAGCATTTTTTTATTTGATACTGCAGGATGTATGGGGACCATAACTTCCTCAAATTCACCCCACCTACACATATAAACCCATATTCACATTGTTATTTTAACATTCAATATATATTTATGAAATATAAAATAGTTAATCCAGTAGCTGCCATGCCAACTATTACTCCAAGTATTAAATACCAGTCTATTTTTCTTTTCTGTTTATATTTTGGGAAGTTCATAGGTTGATTATTTACTTAACGTTTTTAGACGGGCTAGATGCTCATTGATTACTCTTTTCCTTACTCTATCATGGGTTTCATTGAACCCTTCTGCTAAATGGGTTGGTATAAGAAACCCCTGAAAATCTTTTAGTGATTGTTTTTCTTCTTTAGTTAAATTCTTAATAGCAGTTCTATATGGTTCGAAATCATCATCTGGGTGTGTATTGACCACGTTTTTCATAACTTTCATTTCAATTTTCTCTTTATATTTAGGGAAGTTCATAGCCTTATTATATCATTTCATACCAACACAGCTTATACAAAGATTCCATCCATACAACTTACGGGAAGGCTTTTTGCACCCATAACAATTTTGTATCTTCTTTCCCATTAACTTCTCTGCTTCTTTATCTTTAATGTTAGCCTTCATAATTTGTTCTCCATTGCTTCACTTTCCGGACGTTCAGGCACAATCTCCATACTCTCTAGGAAGGCATATCCAATATTGATGCTCTTCATTATTTCTTTTAAAGTTATCTTTAGAAGAACGGTCAATGTCCCATGTTGTACGTGCTTCAATTAATGGAAAATGAGAGTCCTTTATTCCATAAGATGTAAACATAACTCCCTGATTAATATCTCCAAATTGATCTCCATCAGGTGCAGAATAAGATGCAAAAGGAACAAGGTCTTTTCGATGTCTTGCAAATATAACGCTATATACCTCTGGGCTTGTTTCTATGGTGCTGTAATTATCTGATACCATATTATTGTCCTTTTTTAACTAACTCTAGCTCTTCAATCTTTTTGATATCGTATTTGTATTTTTTTTTACGTGGCATAGTTAATATCCTTTAACTTAACAACTCCATTACTTGGCCTTTAAATTTCCATTCTAAGTCATATGATCCACCCGTTTTAATATGAATTCTAAAAGTTAATTTATCTCCTTTTTTAACTTCAGTACGTATAAGGCATGAAAAAGACCCAGCCATTGATTTATCAACTGAATCGATTCTCCAACTAGCCTCTATTATTGATTTTTCAACTGAATCGATTCTCCAACTAGCCTCTATACTGCTTTCCACATTTTCCAAATTTTGAATGCATGAAGGATATTCATTTACCTGTAAATACATTTGTTCCATGGTAAGGAACCCGTCTTTTTCAATAACAATTACCTCATCAATTACTCCACAACATACTTTTTTCCTTTCATCGATCCGGATTTTTTGGATCATATCATTTCTACCCAATGCATTTATTATATTTTGTTTCATTACTTCATTTTCTAAATCTGATTTTTCATTAATGCACTTCTCCCAACTATTAACGACGTTTTGTAATTCAGAAAAAGAAATATATTTTT